TTTGTGAGTGCCCCTACTGATCCATTGGCATCCACACGGGCAACAATACAATCTCTGTCTGTCGGAGTGAATGTAGAAAACTTTCCTTCGTCTTGATTGTAGTACCATCGCGGAGGAGTGCCGAGCGGAAATGCTGCAACAAAATCTGGAGAATGGCCAGTCTGTAATGTAAATCGAGAAGTGTCGGTTCCCACAAATGTAATATATCGAGTCCCTGGAAAATCTTCAAGGCTTGTAAGAACACCATAGGCACCGTTTACTGTATGAAGTGTGCTGTCGTTTGGATCATTTGTTCCGGGATGGATAAAAGTAAATTCAGTATTTGGATTATTTCTCGAATTTGTGAGTTGGACTTCACCTGAGTTTGCAGTATGATTCCATTGGTTTAAATGAATATCTGCAAAAAGAATTCCACCAACCGGAATATTAATGGCAGGAGCAGAAGTTAATGCCTCTGGAGCAGTAATCGAATCTGGAGATTTCGGAGGCTGGAGAACTCCAGAAAGAATGTTGCCAGAAATATCTGTTTTGATTTTACCGACAACCAGAAAGTCGTCTTCATGTAGTCGATTGCCAGACTGAAGAGAATCAATGGAATACCATGTGTCATTTGCATGGGGATGATATACCCATCCGCCGACTGTGGGTGTTCCTAGAACATAGAGGCCATATTCACCAAGAAGAGTGTTTGCATGATACTTTTGCTGGGCACCAATATCAGAATCCCATTTTTGCGTGTTGGCCAAAAACAAAATATAGGCATCTTGATTTTTGACTACATTCTTTCCGCCAGTAAAAATAGAACCCGGAGGAGCATTTGATGCAATTCCGTTGTACTGAATTGTTCCGTTTGCAAGTGCGCTTCCGATAGATGCCGTGCCATCAACAGTATTGGCAATATATAATGACTGTGCGCTGGAAACAATGGCATCAGAATCGGTTCCTGACGTTGCCAAGAATCCGACGTTGGCCATAAGCCCGGTGGAGTTACTTTCCTCAAATGCCAATCCGTAGAGATAGGACGATGCACTTGAGTCAAGGTCTGCAAGGCTTCGGCCAGCCCACTCGGCAAATGGATTTATTCCACTTCCAGAAATCTTGACCTTGCCATCAGGACCGTAAATTTTAATGTCCGTTCCCTTGATGGTTCCGTCTTTGGATATGCTCCACCCGGCAGCATAGTCGTCGTTTGCAACCAATCCGTCTACATATAAGCCAGCCGAAGTGGGGTGGCTGGCTGGGGCAATAACCCTTGCCGCAGGAGACGAAATCATATTCTTTATGTGTGCATCATCAATTGCTGCATATGCAATATATGCGCCCGTGATTCTTCCCTCTTGGTCAATTCTTGCATCGGGATGCATAAAATTGAATGCCAGGCCATCCAGATACCAATCATAATCATCATCACCACCAATGGATGTCGCAGTCCCGGCGCCGCCACTCAATTCAATCCCGGCGTCTGCCGAATCATAAGTCTGCCCCAAAGCAGAACTTGCAATAATTTCAATCTTTAGTTTGGTAATTTCTCGGTTCGGAGGAGTATGCGCTCGCCATGCGGCGGTCTGCCAACTCCCAAGCGTATGCAAAGGAAATGTAGGAGAAATAAACGTATTTGAATACTCGGAAGCCCATGTTTTTCCGACAACAGACGAAAGGTCGCTGTTAGCTTTTTCTCTATGTGTCAGCGTGATCGCAAGGCCGGGTTCTCCTGAACCATAATACTCAAACTTATATGAATATGTTCCTTGGACAAAGACATTGGCATAAAGAGGTTCTGGAAATTCGACCTCTCGTTCCCAGACAGATCCTATGCTCTGGGCCCATCGGGCGCTATAGGAACCAAGAACACTATCCGAAGACTTTTCAACTTTATCTGTGCCGGATGTCTGAATATATCCATTGGCCACAGGAAAATTAAGTTCATCAAAATACCATGTATCAAATTTTGGATTAAATCCCCAAAACTCGGCGGTGTCCACAGACGTAGACAAAATTCCGGCAGGGACAACCAGGCCAGTGGCAGTAATGGCACCATCGACATGGAGTTTTGTTTCTGGAGCCTCAGTACCTATGCCAACTCTGTTGTCATCACCAAGATGCACCAATGCAGAATTGCTACTTCTGCTTTTGAGAGTCTTTATATTTATCGGTGAATCAAACTTGGGCATTAATTAAAACGTCCTATTTTTTCAAAAGTTGTTGAAGTAAATCTTTCATTTCACTTATTTCATTTTTAAGTTCATATACTTCAGATTTAATATTATTTAGGTCGTTTTCTTGATTTTTTAATTTTTGTGTCTGCTCTTCTTTCAGTTTATGTTCATTGAATGCACGAACATTCGTAGAAACCAATGCCCCATTGTCTTCGTCTTTCATATAGTCTGGATTATCTGTTTTAACCAAACGTGACATTATTATAAAACCATTTTTATTTTTTTAAAATACGGCAATTGCTCGAAGAGAATTAACGACAGGAACCTTGGCTGGGTTGTCAGCCAAAGTAACAACCTTGATTGCAAAAGTTTTAAAACTGTCATAGGTCACCCCGGCATCTGTTGTATATGAAATTATTTCATCAGAATCAAACACATATTCATGAACTCCTCCAGAGAGATTAGATGCGCCTTCAAATGTAGACTGGGGCCCAGAGAAAAAGTCTTCGTCTGGGGTCGTTCTTGTCATGAGCTTCCATTTCTTTCGATTAATATCTTCTGCATCTTCTTCTGCAAGAACCTTATGATATACATACATACTCGACCCATAGGGTTGTTGTGCCGTCAAATAAACTCGAATGCCTCTTGCAGTCATTCCTGCTGCAAGATTGACTGGGCGAGTGACATATCGAGCCTTTGCATTTCCTCCTTCTTGACCTTCTTCGGATAAAATTTCAAAGGCAGAACCTCCGGCAGATGCAGAACCCATTGTACCTGAATTGCTGACTACAATATCTTTTGAAGTATAAAACCCCTTTCCAGATTCTGTTTTTTCAGTTCCGCCAGAGTCACACATGACAAGAGACTTAATTCTATCGCTTCCATCGACTGTCACCTTAAAATATGCAGTTTCTGTGCTTCCCCCGCCGTTCACCTGAAACCTGTCGTTGTTTTGATAATTTGAACCCACAGCCGAAATATTAATATTTTCTTTCCTTAGGCCTCCCGAATTAATTTCATTTCGTATAGGAACAATATAAGAATTTCTTGCATCAATCACAGGAGACACATCTGGATTTGTCGTACTCAACTCGAAACTTGCCTTGAATGATGCATCGCCATATGATTTTCCTGCATATAATTTCATTCTTTCTGGCATGTCGCGGGTTCCTGTGTCCTCTGTTTCAGAAAACAATGAACCAGATTCTCCCTCAATAACAGAAAGGGTTCCTTCGGAATCCGAAGATTTCTGAGCATAAACAGATCCAGTAATCTTTGTCGAAGAACGATTCGGAATTATTGTAGAAAACATATTTAATTTAAGTCTGTCATATTCAAAATGAGAATCCAAATTTGTTCCTGCAACAAAGTCCACATCTCCAATCTCAGGAGAAATTTTACTTCCACCAAAGGTGCATTGGTTCACCCTGAACATCAAGTCCTGCCATTGATCTGGGGTCCATGTTCTTCCGTTCTGTGACCTGAAAAATGAACCGCCATATTGTTTGGCATATGTTCCGCTGACCTTTTCGTAGCCATCATCATCAAATTGAGCCAATGTCTTGTCTCCAACAACTGCCTCGCCACGGGTATCTGCAATCCAGCACCGATATGAACTGTCATTCGACCGAATAACAATTGAATATTCTCCCGGTTCCAAGTAATGAGGATAATCAAATTCAAATCGCGTATATGCAAATTCATCATTAAAATTAGGAAAAGAAACTGCCTTTGCACCTTCGACCTCTACAGTTTCTGTATGATGGTCTATTGGGCTTTCCCAAGGAGGCAGCGCAAAATCTTCTACACTATGCCCACTTGCAACATGCACCTTATTTGGATATAGCATCTTGGACGCAATAAATTTTTCCGAATGAGGAAATCCATTAATGGTTGGGCGAATTTCTAAAAACACAGGAATTTGTCCTCCCCACTCTGGCTTGCTCTGAAAACAAACATCAATACTCGGAACAAATACTCCATCTGGATGTGCAATTCCATTTATTAAAAAGGTCTGTGCAATTGGATCATTATATCCATCGCAAAGCTCCCCCATCATTTCTTCTTTTGTCTTAATCAGGCCAGGCAATGCCGCCTTGATGTCTTCAAGTTCAGTAGACACCGTTGCAGTTGCTTCAAATCCCTTATAATGATGGGGCATTGATACCGAGACATTGGGAATTTCAATAGTGGAATCATCAATGTCTGTGACCACAGACACACCGGGATCAGTTATTTCAATTCCAGTAATTTCTCCGGCTGCATCAGTAATTGCATTTCCCTGGGCACCAAGAATTTCTCCTCCCCAAAAAAGAATCTTTGGAACATATCCACCTTGGGCAGAGGCGCCTGGAGGGACAACTCCATTTACATCAAAATCGTCCAGACCCAGACCGCGCCAATTTGAACCAACTCCATGATTTCCGTGGTCATCTCGTTCTTGTTGTGCGCCAAGAGGATCAATGCACTTTGTCACTCCAAGAAAGGCTCGATTTCCATACTTGACCCACCAAATAGAACTTGCAGCAAATTTTTCATCCAAATCAGGAAGACCCGAAGACTCTCCGAGGCCAGGGTCGGCAATCCCTCCAGTAGAAGCTCCAAACTGACCACCACCATGCCCTCCAAATGAAGCATTTTTATGAGCCTTAGTCCACCTTCTTAAATTATGAAACATTCCCCCGGCATGATGCCAATGTTCTTCATGCCTCCAGCTTTGCCTTCTTCCCAACCAGTCGCCACCTTGCCCCACATGGCCGCCCCATTGAGGATTTGAATGCGACCCTAAATTGCCTGCCGAACCTGCGCCAACCAATTCTTCTTCAATCGTATCCGCATCACTCTGACTCGTGGCCCACCATTTTGCATATGCGTCAATCGGGGCCCCCGATGCATCCTGACGGGCACCTGCAATCAAAACCCAACTTCCATCATTTCCTAATCTTTGTTCATGAGTAAAAAAGGATGCCTGATCGCCGCCTTGGGAATCTTCCCAATTCCACACACCCTCAAGACTTCCTCCAGACTTAGTAGACGGATCTTGATTTCTGGTCATTCCTGTCTTTGCGCGTTCCCAGTCTAATTTCGGTCTGGGGCCATATACAACCCGATACCCATGTTCACAACAGGGGGATAATAGATACCCATCAGGGTCGCCCATATGAGTAACATCAAATCCTAACCATCCTAATTTTTTAAGACAGTCTAAATGTTGTAATCTTGTGTCCGAAGTGTGCATCGGCATTGGCTAAAATCTCCTAAACATTTCTACATTTATTCAATTTGCACGCCACCGTGAATTGAATAATATTTTTCATAAATTCCTGGGAATTCATCCTTCAAGTATTGCCAGACACCAGACAATGAAGATGCCAACAATTCTTGAGTGGTTTCGCTAATTGTGCCAAATTCTCCGCCGCCCTGGACAAATGCAATCCCATGTGTATTGATTGCAGTCCATGTTCCGTTTGCGACCTCTACCCCGGTAACAACAGCCAAACGACCTTCTGTTCCATCCTCATTATTTACAGCCGGAACATATCCAAGATCTTCTGGGTGGTCATTTATTCGGAAAGCATTCAGACGACTTCTCACCTCTTTCAACATTTCCAATCTCTTCGGTGAAGCCTCAACTTCTTCTTGTTCTTGGCCTTCTGCATGATAATATGCAGAAGCATAACTACTCACCAACCACTCTTCTTTACTATACCTATCAATAATTTCAACCAATTTTCTTCCGGCAGTCCACTCAGTTCTTGTGCTAGAAGGAAGATGCAATATACCCAACTTTTCTCCATAATGATTTGTCATGTCTCCCCGCGAACCGACTTGAGTTATTCCTTGCTCTCTGTTATTTGGATTAATAGATCGCATTCCAATTGTATAGACGCTGGTTCCGTCAATGGCAGTTGAAAGCCCGGTCGAACCCTGTGCCGTAGAAACCAATTCAATAACAGGAGTATTGGTTGACCCTTCGGTATATATTAAATTGTTTGCTTTGCATTCCTGACCAGCACCTGCTCCCTCTACAATTTTAATTATTGTCTCTTTCGGAAGACCCAAGTTCTTGTCGAGTTTTGTGTCATCTCCAAAATTGTTTGGAACATATCTATGGGCGTCTGGAGACAAATGAATATGAGTAGTGTTTGAAGACGTATTTCTGGCTTGCCCAGAATAATGCCCATTATAATAATGAGTTGTTCCTCCGGTTGTCAGAGTTGCAATTGCACCAGAATTAAATCCTGTGATTGTTCTTCCAGATGCCGTTCCCTGGAAACCATGAGATTTAATATCTGCGCCGGAAGCTGCCCAGTTTGCATCATAATACCCATCTGCAAATTGACTATATTTAATCTGACCAGACTCTTCATTAAATTCAGGAACAATATATCCAATCAGAGTACCTTCGGCGGCTGTCTTGGAGTCTCGAAAGTTGGGCTCTCGGACGGCAAGAAGAACTGCATTTGCTGTTTCGGCCCCAGAGGACAATCTAATGACTTCATATGAACCATCAATTTCAGGTTGAAACAAGTCTGTTCCTGTACGAGAAAGGTAAATTTCATTTGCACGACTAAAGTATCGCTCGACTCCGACATTTTCAAACAAGACTGTTGCCTTATGATTTGGCTTTAAGCCCTCTCCGTGTATAATAACATCTCTGGAACGAATATACGGAAGAATGCCCGTATTTTTTATCATCCCATCGGTAAGGCCATGTGTGGTAATGGCGGCATCAATTTCACTTGTATTAAATTTTTGGTCTGTTACTCCTTGTAGAGAGATATTTTTTCCAACTTCTGCTGCATTCATACTTTCGTCTGAATTATGAAAAGAAGTTCCAATTATATCGTCACCCGGACGAAGAGCCCCGGAAATATCATCCCAAAAATCTGGCATTGCCTTAATTGCATTTGCAATATCGTCATAAAGAAGCTGCTGCCCATCATCTCCTTCATACTTAGGATCGGTTTCGTCAATTCCCGCAAGATTATCAAGAACACCATTTACAAACGAATTGTATTCTGGAATCTTTGTCGTATCCATCCATCGGTCATTGTCCGGGGTTACCCTAAGAGTTCCTGTAAAATTTTGAAGGTCAAATGGATTAACACTTTCTGCGTCTGTGGCTACTGGCTGAGTAATTAACGGCTTTACTGTATAGTCCAACATGACCACTTCTGGGCGAGTTGCTCGCGCTCCGGTTGTTGCAATCCCTGCCGAATGCTTGGTTTCGTCCGAATACGTCGCCATGTGTAAATTATAGGCTCCCCGCGTTCCGGGGATTCCTCGGGGTCGCATGACTCCCTTTCCAACTGCCGAACCATTTTTTAGGACATCAACAACGCCATGCCCATTAAAATTATCTACAAGAATGCCATTCTTGAAACGAGAAGTTCCGTCTGCAAAAGTAACATCCATTTCAGATGCAGCCTTTTCAAGTGCATTCAAAGAAACATAATATTCAAGATTTTCTACTCTTTTGGCTAATCTGCCAATATCTTTCATGGTATGGCGGCGAGCAAGATTTTCTTTAATTTGAACTTCTTTTGATTCAAACGTATAAGGAGGAATTTCAAGAGTAAAAAGAGTTAATGATTTATCATTGTCATCATCCTTCGGAGGATATGGATTTACAGCCGAAGTGCCTCTAATCATTTTATAATTACCATCATCCGTTACAACCAATTTATCAATTCTTCCTGAAAAATGCTTTAATTTGACAGGAGTTGTCATGGGATTCGTTCTCAGGGCCAAGCCTGCACCACCACCCCGGCCAGCCTTGATTGATGATCTTGTCGGAATTGGTGCCATCAAAGAATCTGATATGGTATCACTCGTTCGTGTATTTGAAGAAACATAGGCTCGAAAATCTAGCATATTACGAAGTGGATATGTCTTCTTTCCTCGACTGGTATATACCGGAATTTCGCTATATTTTAAATCTGCTTCAGTAAGAGTCTTAATTTTTCCGGCAACAGTTGCCCCTTCTCCTGCTGCTGCATCTGGATTGAATCCTTTAATAAATTCATCGGCAACAAATTTTGCAGTCGTGCTTGACGGAGAAGAAGTCACATCAATCAAACTAACCTTTGCATAATTTCCTGTATTATTTGCATACTCGGCAACATAGGCAGACACCCCAGAATTTGAAGTAATTCTTTGCCCAACTTTAAATCCGGCTGTAGAAACAGAACTAAGAACAATATCTGTTGTATATTGATAAGAATCAACAGAAAAATAACTCGGGGAAGTAATGTTTTCTGCGGCGGCTGCTCCGTTAAAATCAGTTCCGCCCTTTGGCCCGGACATTCTCTTGAAATGGTCAAAGATAACAAAAAGATTTCCTGTCGGAGCATCAACGTCCGGCTTCAAAATAATAGAAGCATTGTCATAAAACATGTCTCGTTGCCCGGAGTCAAAACTAAATCGAGAAGTTACATCCTTGTCTGCATTTGCAATATCCGTATTGGCAGTTGTATTATCAACCTGATGAACCACCTTATGCAATTTAAATCCGTCTGGTTTCAATAAAGAAATTCGAGAACCCGAAGTTGTTCCATATCCGTCTGCAACATACACTTGCCCTCTGGAAAAATCTGTCAAATCTCCGCTGGCAGGCACAGTAATCGAATGCGATGTATTTGCAGCAATTCTACTCTTGTAAGCCGGGCTTGCAAATTCTGCCCGTGCAGTAAATATGAGAACATACTTCTGACCAGAAGCAAAATTGGGGCTGGTAGTGACTGTAATATTATCGGCACCATCGACCACAACTCGGGTAATCTTATCAGTCAAGATCTCGCCCGTGGTCATATTGGACAGAATAAAGTTCTCTTTTATTTCGGCTGTAGAATCAGTATCCAAAGTTGTACTATATGGATATGCCTTCGGTCGTGCAAAAAATACAAAATCGCTTGCCACCGGAGCAGTTCCAAAGTCTAAGGTGGCGGCGCTGCCTCCGGCGGTCTTGACAGAACATTCTGTATAATAAACTATAGTATTACCAGCCAAGCCACCGTCAAAAGTTCCAACCGTCTTTAGCGTCTTGGTTGCCTGACGGCCCGTAGAAAACAAAAGAGCATCTTCTCCCTCTGGCGTTTCTCCATACTTATTATATTTACACTCCCCATCAACTCGATTCCCATATACTTCATCAGTCAAAAGACTTATATCCTTATCCTTGATTCCAGATATTGGATCAATGTCCCACATTTGATTTAGTGTGGCTGGATATTGGCCGACACCTGTCGAAGTCATATTTTGATTATAGACAACAGATCGAGCCTGCTTCATTGTGAGGTTTATTGTATACTTATCTCCATATTGAGGTATGTATGGGGCCCCGTCCTCTTCTAGCGGTCTGTCAAGGATAACCATTCCTCGCTTTGACCACCCATTTCGTATATTGTATTTTGTTTCTGCCGAGGAGTTAGTTCCGACATAATCAACAATAGTTCTCGGAGAACAATTTCCTACCGAAATGCTTGCGCCAATATATGATCCATTCCATGCAGCCGAAGAATTTTCATCAAGAACGAGCGTAGAATACGGGCTTGTGTTTTTGCCAGACGTTCGATGAAGTGACATCGGGCTTCCTGTTGTAGATGCTCCTGAAAATTCACCGCCCGCAATAACAATTGCAGTTGCATTTGAAGTAACAACATCCCTAAAATCAACATTAAAATTGGCATCAGAAGAACCGACAGCAGAAATCTTATCGTTTGCAGTAATTCCGTTTGGCCAGGTCGAGTGTGTATACGTTGTAAAGGCTGCATTTCCTGTTGCAGAAACATCAGTAATAATATTTGTGACGCTCGTCACATTTGCAATTGGAGAACTCTGAAAATCGCCCAGCCAGAGACTATATACATCTCCAAGCCTTCCTGCCTGTTTTGATTTTGTCGATGCCTTTTTATTGTATACCATCTGAATGGGTCGGACGGTTCCAATCAAAGTGGAGTTCCATGTGTCTGTCGTGGTCAGCGAATGATCTCTTACCAGTTTATGAGGAACACAATGCACAGAAACTGCTTCTCCGCGACGGCCCTCAAGATCGGTGTCTGCGGTAGATTTTCCGGCACCAGAACCTACAACAAAAAGCCCATTTGCATTTTCTGGATGAGCAACCGCTGCCGCTCGATCATAGACCAAAACAAAATTATCTCCATAATCATTTTTTAGATTAAGATCTTCGGTAAGAAGATCACGACCCTTATCAACCTCAACAATATTTTGATGATTTAACGAATGGCGATTCCCCTTAACATAAGAAACCCCTTCTGATAATTTTGCAACAAGTTTTGGATTATCCCTTGTTGTCTTATTTTTAACATTAATATTGTATCCCTGAACAATATAATTTCCACTCTCTTCGTATGTTCGTTTGGCTAATTCACGACCCAGAACACTATAAATCCCATCTCCTGTTCCGTCTTCGCTGACCAAAAGATTTCCAGTATCAATTCTTGCAATTTCAATAAAATTTGGAACAGTTCTTTCATCAAAAAGAACTCCCTCTCCAATCTTAATTAAAGTTGTTTCTACTTTATATCTATCTGCACCGGGCGCCGAATAATTTGAAGTATGCGAAGATGGATCAAGACTTCGCGGATCAGTTTGGTCAATGGACTCACTTATTGCCAAGCCAACGCGATATGTTGTTGTATTATTATATTTGGCAAGTTTTATACTCCCACCTGCCGATTTAATAAAAAGACCCTTCCAAAAATAAACTCCCGGCTCGACAGTAAATGAAGAAGAAGACCCATAATGTCGTTGTTTATTCTGTGAATCTAATTCTAATGTAGTTACTGTATATCTGACCCTTCCGCTAACGGCATCACAAATTCTTAATGTTTCATCTGCACCAAATCCTTCATCTTCTCCCTTTAGCCATTTAAAATAAATTGTATCTGGATCATGAAGTTCGGCAGGAATCACTCCAGTAATTCTTGCCTCAACAGCAATATCTGCTCCGCCCGATGATGCCTGAGAAGTTTTTCTAATAAGAAGGCCGGGTGTGATGTCACGAATTCTGACAGGATTTCCGTGGATGTCTTGCGCCTTTACTGCCAGCCATTTTGTATCATTCCTGTCATATATAATTTTCCCTCCCCACACCTTTGCCCCATCTTTGAATATATGCTTACCAAGACGTTCAAGTTGATTTTGAAAGAAAGTTTGTATTTGTGTTAACTCTCTGGCCTGAACTGCCCGGCCAGGCTGAAACAACAAACGATAATATTGATTATCTTCATTAAAATCATCATAATATGGATGTCTGTTAAAGTCGATAGGCATGAGATTTCCTTTTAAAATCTAACTTCTTATATTATTTAGAACTCAAAAACAAATTTAAAATTTTCTTTTTGGTCTATTCTTCTTGTAATTGGAGAAATGTTTTCATGATATAATATTTCTCCTGTATATTTAGCAAGTTGAGGATTAATTACTGAATTCACAGGTTTTATTTCTGAATTAATTGGATACTTATGAAATGCCAAATTGGCACTTGCAATTGTTGCAGTATCTCCTAATCTATTATAAACAACATCTCCATTTGCAAACTGCCCCTGCACATCCGATAATGCCAAATATTGATTCTGAGAATCTCCACAAATACTATGAACTAGGCCCGATGCAGATTCAGATCCAACCGGGTCACTCGTATTGTACACCCTTTGGTCTTTTTCAAATTTAATACTGGTCGGAGAAGCAAAATAAAGAGTTGTTCGTGCATCATAAGACGCACCATATGCAGGCAGTCCAGTAACAGAATTTATTGGATTCTTTATCAAACCCACCTGTCGAATTTCATTATTATATCCTGCAAAAATTCCTGTCTGATGATCTTTTGGTAGAGGGGTTTCTGGAGAAACAATTACATATTTTGCATTCAATTCCATCAGAGGATTATATCCATGGCCTCCGCCCGATGGGGGAATTGCAAGATCTACCAATGCACCCGTACCGTCATACAGAGAATTTGTTGTGGCATGATAATGGCCCAAAACAGAAACAGTTGCATCTGAATTTGCATAATTAGTTCCGGTCAATGCAACATCAATAGAAGTAACATTTCCATATCTGTTAACATTTCCAATTCCCAAAAATCCTCGACCATTTATATCGCCAGATACAGTCACTATCGGACCAATCTTAAACATGTCTCCATTTGCAATATTACTGACCGAAGTATTAAAAAATAAATTTGTTGCCTTGTCTTGTGAATATCCAACATCTCTCTCGACACCATCAGGCCAAGAATCAGAAATTCTCCTATAAGTCCCCTTTGCTTTTCCTGATGTAATCATGAATGCACAATTATTATAGTAGTCTTGTTGGATCGCCAGACCAGAATCTGCAATTATTTTCAACTGGTTTGTTGCAGAGTTTGCATGAACCGTTGTGTAAATAGTTGCATTCGAGGCAAGGGCAGAATAGCTGCCATTGACAAATCCGTGCCCGCGATAATATGCACCAATTCCTGTACTACTGTTTGCAGAAATGGGAAGATGAAGAATCCTTCCTAATTTACTAAAACTCGAAACATCTCCATCTCTGAATGCAGGAATTACGGTTGATGTTGCAAACTTTTTGAAAGTTGTTTCTGGAATGGTATACATATATTTCCAGACATATCCATCAATTTCTTTCGTGGCTCCCAAGTTTTTGTGTGTTGGTTTTGACGAAGATGGAGAATATCCATTGTTGTCAATACATTTATATACATCTCTGTCCATCACTCCTGCAAGAACATGATAATTGGTCCCCAACTTGGTGTTTGCAGAATGATACATTTCATATTTGGTTCCAGTCAACCAATCATTTCGCTTAATTCCAAGAGAAACTTGATTTCGATTGACACGAACCAAACCAGCCATTTTGTTCCATATATTATTATGATCTGCGGGAACATCATTTGCCGAAGGAGGATTGTCTTCGTCGGCCCAGGCGGCAACCTTTCCTACATAAAGATATATAGGATCTCTTGCAAATGAATGTGCAAATGTGTTTGCGTTGTATACGCTAAACTTTTTTCCAATAAAAGATGGCAAAGAGTATGTCTCCTGACAGATGTATATTACTATTTATAATACATTATTTAATAATTAATATTCCAATTATTTGCTCCAACTGCTGTGGGGGCATTGTATCTATATGGATGCGGATGATTATTTCCTGACACATACACCCAATCTATCTGGTTTACTGTTTCGACGCCTGCATTCATATCATACCGCAAATATGTAATTTTCTTTCCTACCCATTCAGCCTGACCAGACAAGTCAAAATACTTCTCCGTCCAGACATTAAGCCCGTTGTGGCCATCATCTCCGAGATCAGGGAGGGAATGTAAGGTTTCACTATCATCGTTCTTCCATTTGAATGCATATGTGTTTGATGTTGGCTCCATTCCGGCGGCGGTCATCTTATATCTAAATCCTACCTTGTCATATGCGGCTCCATGAATGTGGGTCGGCAAGGTAATTTGCATTGTCTGTTGACCAGACCCGGTGACTTGAATATAATTATTGGAATCTCCGCCTTCCCACACATATGTAATGGGGACAGAGGAATGCTGGTTCAAAAACTCCCATCCATTTTGCGTGTTTGCATATTCCCACCGATATACTTCGGTTTCGTTTGTGGTTCCGTCTTTGTGAATTAGATGTTCTTGCAGTCTATATTTGTGAGCCAGATACCCTTCGACAAGTGCAATTTTTGTATTTGAAAGTTTTTCATTGAATACAACAATTTCTGCAATATCTCCGTCCCAACTTGCAGTTCCGTATGGATATTTTGCATTCACACCATGAGTTCCTGTGTCCCAAATTGTATTATTTGATGGTGCCCAGGCACCAATCGAAGTAACATAATTCTGCTGTAATTGATTACTCAACCCAGTTCGACTCAAATCGTTTGAAATATTATTAATTTCTGAATTTGAAAACCGACGACCATCAACATGGAAATTCAAAAGTTCGGAAGTTGACCCAGATGCAGCATTGATAGAAACACCAACAATTCTGAATACATTTTTTCCTGTGGCATAAGAAGTATTTGTCAAAGGTCTGGCAGTATTGGGAGAGGCGGCCCCGAACGTCGAAACCGTTGCCGTATTTGTCTGCTCAATTCCACCTGTTGAATTTGTTGTATTGATTAAAACGGCGCCCATTGTTCCATCAACATCATATCCTAAAGATAACGTTCCGGGCTGGTTTAATGCGCCGTCTGATAGAGAGTCCTTGTTTCCGCCATACCCAGAATTGATTATCATTGGATTAAGAGTGGAGTCATAAAATGAAGAATTGATTGTAAGATTAGATTGAACAACCGCCATGACTGTCCATGTATTTGCAACAGGAACGGAAAGTGTATTAGAAGCAAGACTCTTTGTTGCCTGTAAGCCTACAGTCGGAGGCTTGTCTGTTCCCGGGCCACCAATGGAACTCCATTCATATACCTTGCTTGCGCTTCCTGTGTGGTCAGACCACACATAGGCAGATCTCCTTGGCGTTGGATTATTGATTACTGTATTTGCCGAAAAGCGAATCGCAGGCATACCGTTAATTGCATTGGCAACATACTGAGGGGTATAAAAAATTCCACCATGAGTATTTGCATACACATGATGCTTGTTTGGGCTTCGGTCGTTCCATGAAATAACGTTTGCTCCAGAGTATCCTGGCTTGACATATGGAGTTTTATATGGGAAAACGGCATCATATCCATGAGCAGTCCCGCTTGTGCCCTCGCCCGTAAGGCCGGGAATCCAGCCATGAACAGTATTAGAATATTCTTCGAGCATAAACCCATCGAACCATTGTACTACATTTGCCGAATAGTCTCCTCCGGCTGGGATTCTATGAGGAATGCTTATTGACAGCCGGGCCCGGGTTGCCGGAGATCTCCGCATATCCAATGTTGTTGCATTTCTTTGCCATACATAGTTTTCTTGCAACCCATAGCCACGGACATGGCCCACCTGGCTATAAAAATCGGAATCTCCATACTCAGAAGATACATGAGAATGTGTGGAATTTACCCTTAAAACAGTAGAAGAATTTGCGGTAGCCAGGGTTGCAGACATCCCACTATAATTTTGTCCCTGAGCCACCTCAGTCATAACATTCGATGTCATTTCCCAATAACTAAGAACCCACATTTTGAATGGTTCTAATACAATTGGATAATAATAATCAGAGCGGCCGCCTGCCTGCCAATATTTTTGGTCATCTGGGTTATAGTGCAAGCCGACTTGGGAGAGTGTTGTCCAACTATCTGAAGTTAGTTTTAATATGTTTTTGTCCAAACCTCTTTTATTTTTTGTGTCCGCAGCCAATCCAAGACGGTCGCGGGCATCCCCACCATCAGAAAATAACATCGAAGACACCGAAGCATTATTTGCTGACACATTTCTATAGGTTTGGCCAATGTGGTCAAAATCGTCAGGAACAATTACACCAGTATCATCAAAGTCAGAAAACCAACCGAGGGGAAGACGATTTTTAGTTGAGCCAAAAACTGCATTTGAGGTTCCTCCCGGAACATCTCTCTTGACCTGAAAATTTTCTGGAACAACCGAATCTGCGCTCCACCATCCTGCAAGGGAATCCAGAGATTCCGGGGAGAAGGTGTCGAGGAGGTTTGTGTTGGAACGTTCTTTTACGTCAATTACATAGATGTCAGTGTTTCCAAAATTACCGACGCCTCTGGAAGAGGAAAAGGCAATCTGGGTGCCATCAGGGGACCATGCGGGGCCCCGATCAACCGCAACATTACTCGTCAGCCATATCGGATTACTTCCATCTTCGTTCATCACTTTAATATCAAAATTGTGATTGGGCGGGGCCGAATCGGCATGAGCCATATTCCATGATTGAATGGCAACCTTGGTGCCATCGGGGGACCACCGTGGATAGTAATCATTCATGACACCGGGGGGGTGGATAGAAGGAGAATGATTTGGGATTTTCGTCCGATTCGTCCCATCTGCATTCATCACAAAGATTTTATTGTAATTACCAGACCCAGCATCATTCGGATGCGGGTAGGAGTAAAAGCCAATCTTGGTGCCGTCAGGGGACCATGAAGGACCGCGATCACCCGTAGCACTATTCGTGAGTCTCGTCTGGTTTGTTCCATCTGCGTTTATCACATAGATTTGGTCCCTGAATTCGCCCTCGGCGATGGCTGTGTTTGCGACAAAGGCAATCTTGGTGCCATCGGGGGACCATGCGGGCTGCCGCTTTCTTGGAAGGTCGGCGATGGGCGCATCAGCCCGCAGGGGAGTCACCGACTGAGCATCATGTGTGAGTCTTGTTAAAGACGCTGCCGTGTGAAACGGAAATTCGTCGGTATCAACAACTCCGCCCGCATCCATCACATAAATCTCATTTTGATATGAACCAACAGGAGCATACGCATCAGCATCCCCCCACAGCCAGCTATGTATTTTTGACTCAAAGGCAATCTTGGTGCCATCGGGGGACCATGCAGGGTACAAGCCGGACCCCCACCCTGGCATGAGGCTCCGAACATTAGTTCCATCGACATCCATCTTAAAAATTTCATAGAGGGTCAGGGCGGGATTGGTATAGCGGGAGAAAGCAATCTGGGTGCCATCGGGGGACCATGCAGGGTATTGGTCGATGAGTAACGAATTGTCTGTAAGTTGTGTAATCTTCCCAGGCTTCACATCAATCATGTCACTCATTCTTCGAGAACTCTCTGAAATTGTCGTGCCGAACATCTTCATTCCGGCTGGATGAACTGCCTCGCGGACGACCGTTGCATAGTCTTTTATTTGTTGTTTGGAACGAATATCATATGCATAGATTTGCCAATAATGGCCATCCTGTATATGTGCCCCTGTTGTCGAAAGAAGACTCCGCTCGTCACTATAACTTCCGCTATGCATACCCAATTGAGTCTGCATGGGAGTAAGTTCTTCAAGAGAAATAAAATCAATCTGTGTGATTCCCTGTGAATATGTTGCACCATCTCCGGGCTCATTTACCTTGAAGGTTGGTTTGATGAAAGTGGTATTAAACGGAAGAAGCACTTCTCGATCTACTGCCTTCTGGGCAGAATTATAATATCGGGTTCCGCTCGTCAAATCCCTTCGGCCGCCATTGCCATAATTCTTTGCAGAATAGGGAGAACCTCCAACATTTCTTCTTGTTTCTCTTCCCTTGAAATATGCCGTATATACAAAAAACTCATCATCAATTGCCTGCTTATGAGAAACCAACCAAAGTGGATCTTCCCATTGATCTTTGTAATTGTCTGCACTCAACTTTCTGAGGTCATGACGAACGCAAGAAACTCCGGCCGAAAAGCGATTTCCTTCGGCAACAGATACGGCAGAATTTCCACCCAAATCCCTGGCACGAATGGACATTCGATAAAGACGATCCTCACCACCAATTCCCACATTCTTTGCAAATACAATATGTCTTTGATCGCCAGTCGCAGAAGCGAGCGTACTATTGTTTCCAATTTCTAATACAACCCCACCATATGAGCCATAGACATTGGAGACTAATTTAATTTCCCCGGTGCCGTCTCCGGTGGTATGCCATATTCCGGTATTGCTATAATCAATATTTGCAGACCCCCACGGAGGGTTTGTGCTATTTGCCCGCTGATGAACCAGCCCATCATACATAGAAATAACATTATTTGTAGATCCATACTGAAAATCCTCAAAAACCAACATACTTTTTGTCATGGGCAACACTATTGTATTTGAAACTGTCGAATTGACATCATCCACATAAATATCTTCAAAGAAATCAAAATTTCCAGATTGATCTGTCATGTATATGTGGGCTGTAGAACTTCCATGTTCAAGATATTTCATCGGGTCATAAATTTCAGTATTTGACACTCCAGAAGTATATGAAGTAGATGTGTTTCCAATTCTTCCTGTAATAAACGAGTCACTTCCCCCTGGAAGAACTTGGACCCGTTCTACAGTTCCGTATGCGCCCGAAGTGGCCCCAACAATCCTCGTATTCTCAATGTCATTCAGATTTTCAACATAATTAACCCTAATCCTAGATTCTTTTGTATAATTTCCTCCGCTGGCAATCAAAACATCCTGAAACGGATAATAGAGTTCAATTTCATCATTAAACAAAAGGCGAAAGAGCATCTTAAAGGAATCTTCTGTTCCTACTGCACGATAAAAATCAACTAGATTCTTATATAAAAGTCTTCGGTCGGCTGCATCTGCCACCTGTTGGGGAAGACCGTGGCCATATTGTTTTTGAAAAGACCCAATAAACTTATCAAGATCTGTTGTATCAATATCATTAATATCGGTAATAACCTTTGTTGCATGATCTGCGCCATAATAATGAGAAAGGCCGTCCGAAGTCGCAATTCCAGAATTAGCCTGAGCAAGAAACTCATAATATTTTTCAATAAATGTAACAAATTTAGGATGATCTCCCCGAATAAAATCCGGGATCTGTTCTGACACCAAAAGAGAAGTCTGATGCGTATTTGCAGTTTTAATTATTGCTGCCATAATGTATACAGTTCCCTTTTATTATTAATACCCATGACCGCTATCTTCTAATATAGAAGGGCGATTTCTATCTGTATCATCAATACAATTTACTGTAATATCAGAACTGTCAATGGTAACAATAGTATTCTCTCTTGCCATTATATCATCAATTCTTGGTTTTGCTGAAAAATAAATATATTCAGAACCATCTGCAATTGTCGTAGCTCTGAGCGGACCAACAAGCATCTCCCCCGAATTATAATCAACAGACCCAATATTAGAATCAATTGGTGTCCCATAATCTGTACGCGCTTTCTCGGGACTATTAAATCCAGTAATAGAAGTTCCCCCACCCGTCTGAACAATTTTTAAAATCCCATCCACATCAATAATCATACAATTTTTATGTCCCAAATAGGTAAACAAGGAAGATTGAATTACGGGCTGATTTCTTGCATATGGCCTGTACAATGGATTATCAAAATGAACTCGATAGGAACCCTGAACACGCATGATGGGCTTGATGCGTTTCTTGATTGCAATTCTCATATTATTATTTAAAATACTTTCTTCGGTGTCATCAATTGCTCTTGATAATACCGAAAATCTAAAATAATTATCAAATTTATTTAAATTATCTGATGTGTATTTAAGGATTGATGCCGACACCAATGCCTTCAACTGATCGGCAGTCCTTGCCGACTTTCTCGGATCATATGCAACAAGAATATCAGGAATAATCCAAAGATAGTCGGGATCAACAAATTTTGGTTTTACTGTCACCACATTTCGTTTTTGAAGAATATCTTGCTCCACCCGATGAGCCTCGGCCCGGGAAAGAACATATCCTGCCTTTGGCTTGATGGAGATAAAAACTCGACCATATGCCGGAGGATTATTGTCTTCTCCTCCCCACACCTTTACTGACTCTACAATATTATAATCATTTTCTAATCTTGTCTTATAATCATTTCCGGTAACAACTCTCTTCTGAAGCGAATATTGCCTTGGGGCTTGAATCCGAATCGTGGAAGTTTCTTCGCGCTCGGAACCTCCCGATGATCGTGTATACAGAGGAGACAGGGCAACAGTAGCCGACGTTGCTCCGATGAGTGGCTCGGCCAAAACAAATGTTTTTGCACCATTTCCCTCGCTGCCCAAGACCGAAACATTATATTCCAGTTGAACCAGATCTCCGGCAGTTGGTTTATTTCCAATTACACCATCCCCAAAATAAATTTCATATTTGTTATGATTTCCTTCTTGAATAAAATAGGCTTTGGTTGTCGATGTCATTTCGGTAAAATCATCTGCCTTGGTATAGATGTCTCCACCAACGGCAACAGTAAGCGTGTCAAGGTCAACTTCTTCATTTGGAATTTCAAATGTTTCGTTTGTTGTCGTTCCAACCACAGTCTGTGTGGACGAAAATGCAATTCCTTCTTTAATCTTGACATTCTTTGCAACATATGTCAGAGTAGAAGAATCTAACTTGGCAACGCGAGACTCTGTTGCAAGATAGGTATATATGTTTGTTCCAATTTTAGATGTAAACTTGGCACCCTTTGGAATTAAAATACTCGACCCCGTTCCCTGAAAGGTTACATCAATTTCGACAGAAGATCCTTTTTTTGAAGCCGGAGTATATCCAAGATGCTTGGCGAGCGAAACTACAGAAGACCGCAGGGAAGCACTATCCATGAACATTTCACTTGCGAGCATGTTCGTATAGAATCCATTATAATGCGTATTGTATGCAAGAATATCAAGAAGAATACTCATGGCAGAACCATCAAAATCATATCCTTCAAATTCGGTCTGACCCTTCAGATATGTTTTTAATGCCGACTTGATTGAATCAAAATCAAGTTCTGTAATCTTTAGTTTATTTGAGGTGGTAGTATAAGAGGTGGCCATTTTTATCTATTTCTCTCCAAAAAGAATTTTGAAACTCTTTCCGTTTCTTCGTTGATGATAAAAAATCTGAGATATACTATGTATCCATTTTCTTCTTCTCTTGCTTCAACTTGGAGTTCATTCACAGTCACTCTTGGTTCAAAATTATTTAGGGTTTCTGCAATGGCACCCTTGATTCTCAATGCCGTTGCAAATGTCATCGGCTCAAACAATTGCTTCATAAGATTAGAGCCGAGTTCGGGATGAAATGCCCGCTCATAATGGTTTGTCAATATTAGATTTCTTACAGATTTGATAATTGCATCGGCATCATATTTCATGCTGAGTTCCCCTGTATTGGGGTGTGCAGTAAAATCCAAATCAAAATCTGCCCATTTTTTGGCTACTGGCAATTTACAGTCCTCCCTTTATGTATTTAGGCGTTCGCATCCACTCGTTTTCTCAAGTTGCCTCGGCCATCCACAATATCTTTGATAATTTCGTCTACGTTTGCGACCGCATCTTCGACAGAAGAATCTTTAAATGTCATAGACCCTCCGGCAGCAAGATATATATCTTTTTCTGCGGCAACATCAACATTACCGAACCCCTTTATTAGTGCATCTCCTACAGCAGTAACCTTTGCCGTGCCTCCACACGTTGCGCTCATATCTTGGCCGACGGCGGCCGTCAAATGCGTTCCAACAGAAACGTCCGCAGATTCTACCACCATAATGTCGGCTGTCTTTTCAGTCCTTACTCGAATATCCTTTTCGCAATAAATATCGGCTTCGCCTACAATATGAACTGCACAGGAACCTTCAACCTTTACGGCATCGTCGCCAATCGTGACCGAGAAATTATCTCCGACCACCTTTGTAACTTTTGTTCCGTCTGGATGAATTTCATAGAACGTTCCGGTACGATGGGTTTCTTTAAGGCGCTCTGCTCCAGGGGTATCATCGACTTCGCGAAGATGCCCGCTGTCTGATTCTTCTACAGTATTAAACGGATACTGTGCGCCAAATTTTGTCTTCGGTTCCACAACCGTATCGGCAGTTATATTATCACTTAATCTCTTGACCTTTGTGACAAGGGTTTGTGCGCCGCCATGTGCATGTGCAGCAGGAATCGTTCCTTCTATAATTCCTCTGGCCAGTCTTGGAGTATTAATTTCATTTGGTTTTAATGGATAATAATCCGTGACATCTTCTTGGTTCAACACTCCGCGCTTATCTGCATCTGGAATAACTTTAGATTTTCTTGGTTGGCCGTCTATTACTCCACCCGAACCTTCGCGATCATCAAAAAATCCATAATCCCCCATCCTCGGAGCAGGCTTTCCTATAATAATTGGAACATCATTTCCGCCAACATCGAACGTAGGGGAAGGAGTATCTTCAATATAATTTTCCATTTTTCCTGCATTCTCAAAACCAATATTAATTGTTCCCAACATTACGGGCTGCTGGCGATCCAGACCATCGCGAAAGAATCCAAAAACACGGGTTCCTGGCTTTAGTGCAACAATCTTTCCATGTGTACTGTTCAGGGGCATGACAGGATACGCCCAAGGCAATTCTGCTGTTGGCGTATCCTCTTTTGCCGGAGAATTGTGACCAAGAATCCGAACCTTGCATCGGCCAGCGCCGAGAGGATCGAGATTATCTTCGACCACGCCTTCCCACCAATGAAAATTTCCTGTCTGCCCGATTCCAAGGACATCTTGTTGTTGCATAACTTAAATTACCCTTTCTGGAAGAGGAACTGGCCACGAATCTCTCGACAATTCCATTATTGTTGTATATTGCCCGTTAAATATAATATGTTTTATTTTAGAAACCAAATATCTTCCTGAAAAATTTGTATCTATTCTTGCAGCATCTGCTCCTGTCTTTACCTCTATGGCTGGAACATTTATTTCAATAATTTCTCCAACTCGACGTTGACTATCACCCGAAACCGAAACTTCTAATTTAATCTGATTTATTTGGTTAAGCTGAGAAACCCTTTCTAAAACTGTGTCGGCTCGCTCGTCTGTAAAATTTCGATCTGTATCAAATGATTTAAAATTAGTAGGAACAAACCGATAATGACTCGCACGCCGTTTACTCAAAATTTTACTATTTGTAAGTAGTGTTTTGTTTCCAGAAACTTCATTAAAATTCACATGCTTATAATCATTGTATGAATCTTCATAATCAAATACATTTACAGTATGTTGGCGTTTCAATAAGTCGTTCGTAACAACAGTTGATGCATATAATCCAGATTTAATATTATTAATCATATTTGGTAACTCCAGAACACGAAACTTCCGAATTCTGGCCATTGAGGATAAATCCTTGGCAGTTGCTCCGGGTTTTGGCGTATCATAGTTATAAATCATCACAGGCTCTCGTTCGGCTGGATTTACAATATGTTCAAGTGGCATAAATTGAAAATATCCATCAAGATGTTCATAAAAAATATAACTAGATCCTTTGTACTTGGATGGTCTTGCGACTTTTGCTATCATATTTAAAGCCTCAATTGGCGATTTATTTGCAAAACTCACACTACAATCATTTTTTGTATCTGAAATTACAATTTTTTTATCGGATACTGCCAACAAAGGAGCATAAAGATCGTTTACTATTGTTTTTATATTTACGTTTCTATATGTTTTATGAATTCTAGTCGAATCTGAAGTTATTTTTTCTCCAGAACAAAATTTTAAGGTAATTAATCTTCTGGACTCAAAAGAAGCCAAATCAATATCATATACTCGTCCTATAAAAACAATTTCCTTTTTTTGGGGAGTATTAAAATGCAAAATAACAATTTCATCACCATGAAATCTCATTTCATTGTATATATTAACTGCATCAAGAATTTTTATTTCTCCAGAAATAATTTGAGGATCATCTCCAGTTAATCCCATACTTTCTGTCAAAATTATTGTATTCCAGGCTTTGGGTCCAAACTCCGTCAAGTGTTTTCCATTTGTTGAAATGACATTACATTGCGAAACGATAACATCGCCCGCTCCTTGATATTTTGGGTCATCCAACATTCGCTATCTCTTCTTCACAACCAGGCTTTCAAATTCACTCACAAATTCTGGAAGCAGGTTTCGTCTAAGGAAAATTATTTTTCTTTTATCTTCATTGTCTTGTAATTCTTTGTCATAGGCAGAAACATTTTTGTTGGTATCAATTGCTGCCCACGACCTTTCTGCTTGAAGGACTCCGTTTATTGTTGGCGCATATGTATATGTAAAGTCATCCCCATTATGAATAATCTGGCCCGCCGGAAGAATAACATCTCCCACCGTATAATTATCGTCAGTCGCCGGGGCGAGTATTTCTTTTGTTTCATAATGAGAATGCTGCGCCCGTGCAACCTCGGCACTTCCATATTTTTCTATGATATACTTGTCAAAAGTATTCATGTCCAGAGGCCAACACCATTGAGGGTCGCGAATTTCATTCATCAAAAGAATTACCCAATGATACCGAACGTCGCCATAATACTTGTATGCCAAATGCTCCGGGCGCTCTTTGTCTCTTACCTGATAATTGTAATATATTGTTTTGTCAGTTCTGGCTCCGAGGGTTGCTCGAACCCGTTTGAATATATCCGTGACCACCCTGTACTGGCCTGAGCCATCAAAGGTATCATAAGGAACTGTCGGAAAGTATTTAAAATATTTACCATCTGCCATCTATATTAGAATCCTTGTTCAAAATCTTCTCTTGTGAGTAGTGACATTTCGGCAAAGGTCAAAGATATGTCAGTCTGAATTGGATAACCATCATAGAAGGTGTGATTATCCCCAATTCCGCTATAGTTGACATTAATATTGACCAGGGCACAATCTTTAATTCTATGAGTATTTTCAAGATTCCAATATTCAATTTGGAATACATGAGGATATGTCCAATAACGAGTCATTCCTGCATTTTCACCGGGGGCTGCATGAGTCTTAAACATTCGCACAATACTCGCAATATTAGCAGCCTCTGTTGCATTTTTTGGAGCCATTTTAAAATCAAAAGTAAATGTTCGATTATTGACCCCATCAAAGAATAAATCAAAATGTGGATTTACAGAAAGGCCTCGCTCTCCCCCTCCGCCAGATTCTAATTTTAGTTTATGTTTTACAATCGCATCATTCTGAAGCGCCGCGCCGAGGCCTCTTCCCAAAAATTCTGCGGTGAATCCCGACTTATTGGCTCCAGCGTTATCTGCGGCTGCCTGGAGAGCATCATACCCAGAACTTACTGCATCGCGAATCGCCTCAGAATTTTTATTCAACACGGCAGAACCCAATTTACTAAGAGCAGTATCAATTCCCTTTGTATCAATTGCACCATAAATTCCAAGATTTCCACCGCTCCAATTTGCCTGATATGTTTCTGAAATGCCAAAAGGAATATATAGAATAATATCACCTACAGTTGACCGAGTTCCTTCTGTCACCGGAGAAGTCTCTTCTGATTCGCCTTCGGCGGCGGGCATTGCTGCATCTGCCTCGGGCGGTTCTTCATCTCGTATGGCATCTGCAAGTTTCCCAGGAAGAGCCGAAATTTCACCCCAGGTATCAGAGACTGCACCAGAAATGTCATCCCATGCATTTTCTAACATACTAAAGTCAGGCGTCGGCAACTCAATTTTATCAAGATCAGGAATCAAATCTTTCAGGGCATCAAGATTTAATTTTGCACCAATATCATCTAGGGATGGTAGGTCAGGAATATCAGGAATTTCCCCAGAAAGCAAATCCCCGGCAACATCCAAGGCACCCGCAGTAAGATCCTGAACCACATCCAAGGCGCCACCCACAAGATCATCAACTGCTCCTACGACAGGCCCGAGTGCAGTCTCTACAACACTCTCTATGCCAGTTTCCAGACTTCCTGCAATGCCACCAACGGCACTATCAAGTGCGCCACCGACGTTGCCGATAATGTCTTCTGCACCAGAAACCAGAGAGCCGACTGCACTCGAAACTCCTAGCTTGTCGGCAGCATTTCCCACAACCCCACCCAGCAAAGCTCCTCCAATTCCGCCACCAACTGCGGCTCCGGCAAGACCCCCAAGAAGAGTTCCTTCGGCACTCGTTTCTGCCTCTGTTGAGCTTTTTTCTCCGGCAGTCTCTATTTTTCCACCGTCAATATCAACAATACTAAACCGAATAAAATGCCTCTGGCCGACGCCTTCGACATCAGAAGGAAAACTAAGTCCCGTAGAAGAATGTTTGTCTCCAAACAATGAAGCAAGAGGCCCGCTTCCGCCGCCCAATAGCTGAGAGCCCATGTCTGAAAACATTCCCATATAACCGTTTCCTTTATAAATTAAATATAAAATACATATTTATTTAGGCGACATATATAAGTATATGGCATACAAAGGAAAGTGGAAACCAAAGAATCTTGAAAAATATGAAGGGAATCCCTTCAAAATCACCTATCGTTCCCTATGGGAAAGACAGGCATTCAAATGGTGTGACGAAAATCCAGAAATACGTTCATGGAGCAGCGAAGAAATCATTGTTCCTTATATTTCAAAAACTGACGGAAAGCGCCATAAGTATTTTCCCGATCTAAAGATTACATATGCAAATGGAAAAACCTCTCTCATAGAAATAAAACCCAAGAGACAAACAAAACCGCCCAAAGTCAAATCCAGAAAAAGCCCAAAATATATAAAAGAAGTCTATGCCTACGGAATGAATACATCAAAATGGGAATATGCCAAAGAATATGCAAAGGACCGAGGATGGAATTTTGAAATCTGGACTGAAGATGAATTAAAAAAACGAGGAATACGCATAATTAAACAATCAAAACATAAATAAATATATGGCAAACAAAAACACATTTAAAACTATTATAGAAGGAACAATGAAGCGAGGAGAACTTCCTTCTAATGTCTTAGAATCAAGAGAATGGTATAGAAGAAAAGCAAAAGACGTAAAGACTGTGCGACGAACAAAGTCCCAAAGAATTTTAAAAATAGGAAGACAAAATAAAAGAATGAAACCGACCATCAAGGGTCGCATAATGCTCGGAAAAATGTTCATGTTTGAATATGATCCAAAGATGAAAGAAAGTCTTCCCTATTATGATAAATTTCCTCTAATATTTCCAATAGCTGCCGACGAAGAAGGATTTCTCGGAATCAATTTACACTATCTTCCTCACACATGGCGAGCAATTCTGATGGACAATCTATATGATCTTTTAACCAATGAAGACATGGACGAATCAACACGACTACGTTTATTCAATAATGGATACACAATTTTAAAGAAATCTGCTAAATATAGATACTTTAGACCATGTGTAAAAAAATACTTATTTGAACAGGTTTCTTCTCGATTTATGGAAGTTCCGCCAGACGAATGGGAAATTGCATTGTTTCTTCCTCTGGAAAGATTTCATGGCGTCACCAGAAGAAAAGTTTGGAATGATACAAGACGAAATTTCAAAAAAGGAATGAAATAAATGCCATTTGACATAAACGAATTCACATCAAGAGTAAATGGAACTCTGGCCAGCCCGGCATATTTTCGCGTAATGTTTTCGGGAGCCATTGTCGATACAGAAGACTCAAGACTCATGGCAGTTCTGTGCAATCAGGCACAACTCCCCGGTCGGGCATTCGCCACACAAGAATATACGACACACGGCCCAATAAGAAAAATTCCATATCAAAATGTATATGATGATGTTGTTCTTAGTCTATATTGTCGAGAAGACATGGGAATGAAAGCCATGTTTCAAGAATGGCAAAATTTCATCTGTGACAATAATTCGAGCAATGAATACAGCTATTTTGAAGACTATGTTTCTGATGTCGTCATAGAACAATTTGATTCTTCCGGCAGATCACAATATGGAGTAAAACTGATTGATGCCTATCCTGTCATGGTGGCTCCACTTCAATTGGACTGGGCGACCCAAAACGGATTTCATAATCTACAGGTGACACTTGCATATCGTTATTGGAGAGAAGAACCATTGAGTATAAATCCATTTGGAAACTTCTTGAGCGTCAACAGTCTGTATCCCAACTTTGATGTGGGTGGGCTGCTTGAACAGACAGGGGCTGCAATCTTCTCCAGGGCAGATGGCCAGTTCATGTCCAAGGTTGGTCAGGGAATGAACTTCATGAAGAATCTTGGGAAAAAGAGAACTCAGAGTGGTAGTGCATCTGCTGCGAGTAGTGCAGGAAATCTGGCAGGAGAACCTATAAATTTTGATGGAACTATGCTAGTTTAGTTAATTTTTAAATAAAAGGAGAACCCTAAATTATGGCTTTACCAAAAATTGATGTTCCGCTTTATGAGTTGAATCTGCCATCAACAGAAGAAAAAATATCATACAGACCTTTTCTGGTGAAAGAAGAAAAAATTCTTTTGATGGCCAAAGAAGGAAAAGACGAAAAAGAAATCACAAAGGCAGTCAAGCAAATTATTAACAACTGTGTGGTAACAAAAGGAATAGACTCAGAAAAATTACCATTATTTGACATTGAATATATTTTATTAAATCTTAGATCAAAAGCAATGGGCGATGTCATAAAAACTAGCTATGTTCATCAAGATTGCCCGCAGGCAAAAAAAGAAGGGAAGGAACCAAAAGCAATTGAAGTTGAAATTAATACAAACACAATTGAAATTATTAAAGATCCAACTCACACGACCAAAATTCAATTATCTAACAATGTCGGCATAATAATGAAATATCCAGATGTGAGTATGATGGAAAAAATGCAAAATGTTGATGTAACAACTCCAGATTCTACAATTGATATAATTACAAAATGTATTGATTCTTTATACGACGAAGAAACCGTATACGGAAAAACCGACTATACACCAAAAGAGCTTAAAGAATTTATTTTAAATCTTACACAAGAACAGTTCTCAAAGATAGAACATTTTTTTGCATCAATGCCAAAACTACAAAAAGAAATTGAATTTGTATGCACCTGTGGATATAAGGAAAAAATATTGTTGGAGGGACTCTCTAGTTTTTTTGGCTAGTTCTCTCTGACCGCTCGTTGGAGGGAACTTTACGAACAAACTTTTCATTAATGCAATATTATAATTATACCTTATCAGACCTTGAAGGAATGATGCCCTGGGAAAGAGATTTATATGTTGGATTATTAAAAGAATATATAGAAAAAATAAAACAAAAACGAGAAGAAGAAAAGAGAAGAACCTAAAAACCAATGGCAACCGAAACAAATAATTCTGAAGGCAATCTGGTAATTACTCCAGAACAACAACAAGTAATATTCAAACCTCTTGCCGCATTTGCTCAAGGCGCGCAAAAGATTGGTTTGGCCCCGGCGGCGGCTGGAGCGGCAGTTGGTGGGTTTGTCAAAAAACATGCAGACACTTCGGGTATCGGCCCAAGAGATTTTTATACTGCCGGGGTGGAGGGAAATCCAATTGCAATGATGCTCTTTGAAATGACCTCCGATTTAATGACAAAAACAAAAGATGCCATGACAGATATTTTTAATTTCGGAGGAAAGGACGAAGACAAGCCTGCAACAGAAGGCGTTCAAGAAGAAATTAAAACTGGCGTTGAAAGTATTGACAACTCTCTACAAGAAGACCCAGGCGCGGGACTGGAAGAAATTGAAAAAGCCAGAGAATCTGCTCGACGAAAAGCAAGCGGACGAGAAAGCGGCAAAGAAGCCGCCAAAGAGAAAAAAGAAAAAAGGGGATTTTTTGCCAAATTGGCAGACAATATGATGACTGCGATGGGGAGCAATCTCCTTGGCACGGCAATATTTGGTGGAATTACTGCATGGTTGCTTACTGACGATGGAAGAGAAACTGTAAAGGCTCTTTGGAACGCCATGCCCTGGGATGCTATAGGAGAAACCATTGTAGATTCTCTTCCGGGCCCAGAAGATATAACAGAGGTGGTCGAAGAGGATCCAGGAAAAACAGCAATGGCCACCGGATCGGCAACAAGGTTTGCCGCAACCCGAGGATCACGACTTTTTCCGGGGCAAACGCTTCCGCATACGGCATCAGGAAGGTTCATCAGAACAACCGCCGAAAGATTTGCTGCAAACGCAATAGATCCCTCAAGACTGGAAGCGAAAAGACTAAGAGACATCGCTAAGTTTGCAAAAAAAGGGGGCTTCAATCTAGTGGGCCCTTCGTCTGTGCGGCAACCGGCCGGGGCGGCGGGCGGTGTGGGCGGCCAAACGGTGAAACTTCCAGAACGTTTAACAAAGAAAGGGGCAGCAGCGGCGGCCGAGACAGCAGAAAGTGGACTAGAAAGTGCAGGGAGGCATCTCAAAAAACTAAAAGCCGCCGGATGGATCGGAAAGGCATTGGAGCTTGGATTTGCTGCCAAGGACATATTAGACTTATCCAACGCTCTTGATGCAGGAATCATAGATCAAGATACCTTTGATTATTTGGCAGGGTTGCGGGCAATGCAATTTATCGATACGGCTGGAGGTGCTGCTGCTGGTGCAGGTTTGGGCGTCGGGGCAACGGGAGCGATTGCTCTCCCCACAGCAGGTATCGGGGCCCTGGCAGGGCCACTTGTTGTTGGGGGATTCTCCTGGGCAGGAGCAGAATTTTTTGAATGGCTAGGAATTGCACAAGATAAATGGAAAGATGCATGGATAGAAAAGCATGGTAAAATCCCAGAAGGGGTGGAAGAATTTTTACAACTTCAGAATGCTCAAGAAGAACGAGCAGAAG